TAAAGATGAAGCTGTGTCTGATATTACTTTTAAAGCATCACCAGATTGAACAACAAACTTTGCTCCACCATCTAAAACTTGTAATGATGAACCACTTGGTATTGGTGCATCTTTAACTAAATAAATATCGTTTGAACCATCATTAATATAAACTGATGCTACTACAGCAGATGCTGTTACGTTTGAAACTGAAATACCTACAACAGTATCATAACTGTCTGCTGTAAATAAAGTTGCAGCTGATGTTCCTACATCATTGCTTGTGTATCTTCTAAAGTTTTGTGCCATTTTTTCTCCTTAAAGTGCTATTGCCATAGCGATTGCAAATCCAGCTGAAGCTGCATCTATGTTTGTTAATTGACTACCATCTACAGCAGGTAATTTTGCAGTACCATCTAATTGTACCACATTGTTAGCTGAAGTTCCAACATTTAATGTAGCAGCAGTTCCAAGTCCTGTAATCTTAGAATTATCAATAGCATTAACTTCTAATGTTATTGTACCTGAAGATGTAATTGGTGAATTTGCTACTGTAAATTCTGATGATCCACTATCTGCTACTCCTACTGAAGTTACTGTACCAACATTACTAGGTGTAATTACAGTATAAGTAATATTGCTTACGCCTATAGTTGCATCAGAATCAGTAGTACATAAAAATATTTTATTATCATTTGTAGAACCTTGATTAACAACAACCATGCTACCAGATAATTCTGCAATTGTATCATACTCTGGATCTCTTGATGCTGTACCTGAAGCTACTGCAATATATAATCCATTAGCTGTAGCATCTGTTTGATCTTTAACTAATACTCTGTCCCCTGTAACTAATGTTACGCCATCAATAGTATCTCCATTTTGAAGGTCAGCAGTTAAATCAATATTTCCAGTTGTAGCTGCTTCTGCAATAGTTCTAGTTCTTAAACCAGCAACTGCTTGATCTACATAAGATTTAGTAGCTGCATCAGAATTAGCAGAAGGTTCACCTAATCCTGTAACTGAACCACCTGTTACTGCAACATTACTTGCATCTTGAGTTGAAATAGTACCAAGACCTAAATTAGTTCTTGAAGTTGAAGCAGACGTTACATCTGATAAATTATTTGAAGCAGTTAATTTTCCATTAATCTGAGTTTGAGCATTTGAACTTAAAGTATTAATATATTGAAACTCAGTTGAAGTTACAGAACCATCTGCAATTTTTGTAGCATCAATTGCTGCACTAGCATTTATATCTGCATTAAGAATTGTACCATCTAAAATTTTTCCAGTTGTAATAGCATTGTCTGCAATCTTAGCAGTAGTTACTTGGCTATCTCCAATGTGAGCTGTGTCAATTGATCCATCTACATATTGATCTGAATCAATACTGTTTACAGCCATCTTAGCATTAGTGATTTGAGAATTAGCTATGTGTGCTGTGTCAATTGAACCATCAATGTATTGAGCAGAATCTATAGAATCATCTGCCATTTTAGCATTTGTAATTTGTGAGTCTGCAATATGTTGTGTATCAATAGATCCATCTACATAATGTTCTGAGTCTATACTGTCATCTGCAATTTTACTTCCATTGACAGCATCAGCAGCAATCTTAACAGTTGTAACACTTCCATCTGCTAATTGAATTGTACCAATAACTTCACCTGGAATAGATGAATTAGTTTTTGATAAAGCACCAATGTAAACATTAGTGATTGCTTCATTTGATAATGAACCACTATCCCAAGTTACATTAACTGTAGTGTTTGTAGAAAAAGTTGAAGAACTAATTGTTCCATAAATTGTACCAGGTGTTGCAGCAGTTATTTTAATTCTTCTGCCTTCATGGTAAATTGAAGTTACATCAACACCATCAATTCTAAAAGAAGTACCACTTACATAAGTTGATACATAAGCACCTGAACCATCACCATATTCAACCCATTGAGAATCATTAAACCATTCTCTAGTATTCTTCATCAAGGCTCTAATGGCATTGTTCAAGTTAGAAGGTAACATTCCTTCTGCTGTACTTATACCATTAAGTGAAGTGTTATTTGCTTGTGTTGTTGAATAATCTTTTATACCTGCCATTTTAATCTCCTATGAACCAAGAATAAGCTTTGTCGCTTTCTTTGTTTCTGTCATTTATTAATGTATTGATAGCTTCTTCAATTTGTCTTTGAAAAAATTCTTGTGTTTCAAAACTATATCTAACGTTATCTATATCAGTTTTTTCCGTCATCTCAAACCTATTCTTGAAGCTACTAAATCAACTCCTTGTGCATGAGTCCATACAGATCCAGCAGGAGTAGTAACTTTAATTTTAAAATATCTACCAGATTGTCTTACTGGATTATCTCCACTTGCAACCATTATAGCTGGAACAGATTCAGTAGCTGCATCAGCTAATCGTTCTTTGCTCTGAATAGTTACTGTAGATGTTGCATCCACAATCGGTCTAACATTTGTTATACTACTTCTATGGCTTGGAAACAACTCTAATTCTCTGGTTTCTATAGTTCCTATATTTTCAGTTCCAGAGAAAATTGAAGCTTTATAATTATTATCTATAGCACCTAAATATCTTTGACCACCATTCCAAAAGTCAGTATCTAAAGCAATGTTAATTTGATCTAAGTTTTCTGATATAATATCCATTAATTCTACAGTATATGCACCAACGAATTGTGAGAATATAGAACTAGCATTAGTATCTGCTGTACTCCATTTTTGAGTAGCATAATTATAAATAATAACTTTATCACAAATACCTGTAGTATTAGATGTATTAGAAGCTGAAGGATATAACCACATAGCTAATTGATTAAAAGGATCAACAGCAGCTACAATTCTATCTGAGAAAGCTTTGTTTAAATCTGTATCAAAAAATCTATTAACTTTTTCTGCACCAATAGCACTAACTTGATCTCCATTTAATTCATAAAATCCATCATCAGCATAAAAGAATACTCTACGATTATCTTGACAAACTGTTCTTCCATATACTGCACCTCTATTAGGTGAGATAACTGAAAGTCTAAATACTGTTGCACCACCGACATAGTCCATACGAACTATTTGGTTTTGTCTAAACACATAAGAAATTTCTCCAGATGTAATGTGAACAATTTCTCCACCTGAACCTGGAAGGTCTTGGAAGTCTGATTGTTTAGATCCAAATTCCCAAGTTGAAATATCATTAATACCAGACCATTGTATTCTATTAGAATTATTTTGAATATTACCTGTAACTAAAAAATCTCTAATCACACCTGATACTTTAAAATTTGGAACTGTACCTGATGTTGCAATGCTAGATAAATCTGCAAAGTTAGTTGATGTTCCCATTAAATAATATTGAGGTACATCTACACCATTACTTGCTATGACATAATTACCGAATTGAGTAAATGTCCAATAATCTGTATTATCTCCAGTTAAACTAGATTTTCTTGAAGTAAAAGTTCCACCATCTAATTCATATAAATCTGTATTAGTTGCAACAAAGTTAAATACAGTATTAGAATTATCTCTAAAAGATCCTGCACCTCTACTATCTTTACCTATGTTGTTAGTTGAGTAAGGAACTAATGAAGGAAATCTTTTATAAGATGATGCTGCAAAATAAACATTGTTAGCAACCGTTGCACCAGGATTTAAATATGCTGGTTGATCTGGTAGCCATTCGCCAAAAGGTATTTGCATTAATATTCCTTAACCGTTATTGTTTGTAGCATAATAATTCTTATCATTAAATGCACCTGCTACTGTTACATCTGATTGTTGTTGTAATGGAGCATTACCATAAGCATCTTCTCTATCATTTCTTTCAAGTCTTTCTAAAGCTGTAGTATAGTTTTGTTGCCATCCTTGTAATCTTTGAGGATCAATTCCTCCTAAGAAATTAGCAGAATGATATAAAGCACCATATAAATAAATAGCAGGAAGCATGATATAGTGATCCATATAAATAAATAGCTGGATGATTTACTAAAATATAATTTGAAGTATTTGAATCTGATAATGCAGGAAACTGTTTGTAGTAATTTAAATAAAGAGTGTAATTACTATCAGGGATTGGAGCAAATCTAATATCATCTCCTAATATTGTATATGAAGATGGTTGTCCAGAAGTTGATCCACCTTTTATCTGATCCATTTGAGCAGGAGTAATATAAGTTAAAGCATACTTAGTTCCACCATTTAAAATATACATATCTCTTACTTGTAAAAAATCAGATGGTAAAGTTGCTGTTTCTCCACTAAGAGTTAAAGTTGTTTGATCTATCATTTTTCTAATTCTTAATTTAGAATTAAAATCTTTTTCTGCTAGAACAATAAAATCCTCAGAAATTTCAGTTGTTAAATCTGATCTGTTTAACCAATTTGCGATTGATGTTTTTAAATCTGAATAAGTTGCTAATGCCATTATAATTTTCCTTCAGCAGTTTTAAAATATCTAAATTCGCTGCTATTTAATTTTTGTTTTAATATTTTTTTTTGAACTTCTGGTGGAAGTGCAAACCAATTACTATCACCATTATACTCATTTGCCCACACACTTAAAGCAATAGTTGGAATACTGGCTACTCTTTTCAAATCTCTTGATTTAGAATAGCCATCATTCATGTTCAACAATTCTTTATTGTGTTTTATGTGTGAATCAATATTAACTTCTTCTTTAACTGCAATTTTGCCTTCCATGTCATCTTTCATGTAAGTTGTTTTTTGCAATCCGTCTAAAATTATATCTTTTCTCATCTGCCTTGACCTTTATATCTTGTTTGTCTTTTTTGTCTTTTCTCTGATTTGTTCTGAGATTTTTTATGCTTACCAGGTCTTTTAGGTGGTTTAGCTCTTGGAACAAAATGAGTGAACTTTTGTTTAGCCATATTAGCCAGACATTTCAGTAACAGAAACTTCAGCAGTACCTATCACAGCAACTTTTTCACCAGGTGAAACTTTAAAAATTTCAGGTTGGTCAGCAGGTACAAATATACTTGCAGATCCAGCAGTAGCTGAAGCTGTAGGTGCAGTTCCAAATAAAATATGAATGTCAGCAGGTGTTGCTATTCTTACATATTCAGTTTGAGTACCAAATGCAGCAGATGCTACAGATGAACCTGAAGCTGTTAAGCTTTGATGTGTAGTAGGTCTTAATCCGTAATTAAAACTCATAGTTTTTCTCCTAATTAATTATGGGGGAAATACCGCTAGGCAAGATCCCCCAAATGTTATTATCTTCTTATTACAAAAGTTACAACTGCTTTTGAAGTATTAGAAGATCCACCGTCTGTAATCATTTCGATAGATCCACCTTCAACAACAGTATTGTTTCCAGTTGGTGAAGCTGTATCAACAGCACCAGCAGAGCCAGAAGCTACGATAGATATTCCACCACCAGTAACTGCTGTACCACCAATTTCAAAAGAAAGTGCGGCAGTTCCTGTAATAGTTGCTTGATTAGCAGTTAAAATTTTTACAATTTTTCCGCCATCAGGTATTGCAACAAAAGTTGATGAAGCAGTTGAAACATCTTCAATTTCAGCTGTTATAAAATAGTCGTTTAGTGTTCTCATGTTTTTATCCTTTATTTGCTTCGTTCCGTCATTGACTTCAAAGACCAAACAAAATTGTTAGTTTAATATGATGGGGGATTTCTCCCCCACCAAAAGTATTTATTATGAAGTAGTTAGGTCTGTAACCATTCCACTTGCTTTTTCATTTCTTGACTCAAGAGTGTACTCAGCTACCATAAATCTCTGATCTGCATCTTTAGTTTGTGCAGGAGTTTGTAGAGAGAAATCTCTTAAGAAAGAAACTGACCAGTAGTCCATCTCTAAGATAAGAGCATCTTGACCTACTTTTGCAGCAGTACCATTAGCACCTCTAATGAATCTGTTTGGAGCTACTTGCATAGTTCCGAAATCTGACTCATATACATCAATAGAAGTAATTAATCTTCTATCTTCAGCAGCGTCAAATCTTGTAGA